GTGTCTCTACTGAATGTGCTGCTTTAAACACAGTAGGATATTTAGCTATTGCTGGAGGTGGTGGTGGTGGTGGTACCGGAGGTGGCGGTGGCGGTGGAGGTGGTGGTTTTAGAGAAGGTAGAAATGCTCCAATAGATAATTTTACAGCAAGTCCATTAGTTGCAAATGCTCCAACAAACGCAGTTACACTTACAGCTCAAGCTTATCCAATAACAGTAGGTGGAGGCGGTGCAGGAGGCACTGGACAAGGACCTTGTGGACCAGGTGGAATTAAGGGAGTTAATGGTTCAAATTCAGTTTTTTCATCAATAACATCATCAGGTGGTGGTGGCGGTGGAACACGAGCTGCTGGCGGAGCACAACCTCAAGGAAGTCCAGGTGGAAGTGGTGGTGGAAATGGTAGAGATTCAGGTAATTCATCAGGTGGAACAGGAAATACACCTCCCGTTAGTCCAGCCCAAGGTACTAATGGTGGTGCATCACCAGGAACAAATTCTTTTGATGGTGGCGGTGGTGGTGGTGCTGGTGCTGGTGGCGGTGCGGGTGGTTTTCAACAAGGAGGAAATGGTGGAGCAGGAGTAGCAACAAGTATTACAGCATCACCTGTTACAAGAACAGGTGGAGGAGGTGGTGGATCAGATACTGCTGGAGATAATGGAGCAGGTGGTTCAGGTGGTGGTGGTATCGCTGGTAGACAACCAGGTACAGGTTCAGGAGATGCAGGAACAGTTAATACTGGTAGCGGCGGTGGTGGTTCTGGTGAAACAGGAGTTGGTGGAGCCGGCGGTTCAGGCTTAATAATAATAAGGTACAAATTTCAATAGAAAAATAATATGGCACATTTTGCAAAAATATCAGAAAACAAAGAAGTACTTCAAGTACTAACTTTGAATAATGGTGATATGTTAAACGCTGATGGCGTTGAAGATGAAACAGTAGGACAACAATATTTAGAGACACATAATAATTGGCCTGCACAAATGTGGATTCAAACTTCATACAATACATCAGGTGGAACTCACAAAAATGGCGGAACACCTTTTAGAGGAAATTATGCAGGTATAGGTTATACTTGGGACGAGGACGATCAAATCTTTTGGCCTAAAAAACCTCACGCATCTTGGGTAAAAAATAATTCAGAAGCTAGATGGCAATCACCGATCGGTGACGCTTTAGCATTAACAGAAGAACAGACTTCACAAAATAAAGCTAATACTCACAGATGGAATTACGTCTGGAATGAAACTAATAGAACTTGGGACTTGACAGACAGCAACGCATAAATTAAAAATGGTGGTGGTATGCAGAAGAAAGTTTTAACAGAACAAAGTTTATTTTACGGTGATGTCTCAATGCCTAAAGATTGGGAAATAGATAGAATTGAATTATCTCACCACATTTTACATTCTAGTTTAAATGATCAAGAATTACAGTTTTCAAAAACTTATGATAAGTTAAATACTTATATGAGAGACTTTATTGGTGCTAAACATAATATTAATTTAGTTAACAAATCAACATGGGGAAATATATATAAACCCAATGAGACAACAATTCCTTTATTAAATATCGATCCGGTGGATCTACGTAACTCTCCAGACTTTACTATGCTTTACGGCGTTAAAGTTGAGGGTTGTATGGTTAGAATTTACTATGACGACAATAGACGTAAGGGAAGAAGTTGGGATATAGAACTTAAAAATAATATGTTTATTATGTTTCCATCAACGAATATGTATTACATAACTAATAATCAGAAAGATAGTTTGAATTTTGTACAGACTATAACTTATGAATACATTTAATTTTATTGAAGAATATAAAATAGATAATCAAATATGTGATAATTTTATTAAATATTTTAAAAAAAATAAAGAATATAAAAAGATAGGATCTTGTGGTGAAAAAGGAATAGTTGATACTACTATTAAAAATTGCACAGAAGCATATTTTTTTAATAACTCTAATGACAAAAATATTATTAATTTTTTTAATAATTTAAGTAAATGTTTAAGTTCTTATGTTGAAAAATATAATATTAAAGAAAAACTTTTAACTCAATTTTGTAATAATATTCAATACTATAACCCCAAACAAGGATATCCTGTTTTACATTACGAAAGAGGGGAAGCTTTTCCTGCAAGACAATTAGTTTATATGCTTTATTGTAATACAGTTACAGATAAAGGAGGCACTGAATTTCCTTATCAAAATATAACTTTATCCGCTATAAAAGGTAAACTTGTAATATGGCCAGCAGAATTTACACATCCTCACAAAGGAATTATCTCGGACACACAAGAAAAATATATTGTAACAGGATGGGTTGAAATAAAATGAATATATCTAATTACTACTGGTATTTTCCTGGAGCACTCACACCAAAGTTTTGTGATGATGTAATAGCTTACGCAAATTCACAAGAAGAAGTAATGGCCAGAACTGGTGGCTATGTTGGTAAAAAATTAGACAAAGACCAAGTTAAAAATATGCAAAGAAAAAGAAAATCAGATTTAGTTTGGCTTAATGATACTTGGATATATAAAGAATTACATCCATATGTTCACGAAGCAAATGCAAGAGCTGGTTGGAACTTTGATTGGGAAAGATCAGAATCGTGTCAGTTTACAAAATACAAACACAATCAATACTATGATTGGCATTGTGATAGTTGGGATAAACCCTATGAAAAAGAAGGGCCTGACAATGGTAAGATTAGAAAACTATCTATGACGTGTCAGTTAACTGATGGTTCCGAATACACAGGTGGTGAATTAGAATTTGATTTTAGAAACTACGATCCACATATGAGAGATGAAAGTCAACACTTAAGAAGAGCAAAAGAAATTTTACCTAAAGGATCTATTATTGTGTTTCCTTCTTTTGTATGGCATAGAGTTAAACCAGTAACGAAAGGAACAAGATATTCATTGGTGATGTGGAACCTGGGATATCCATTTAAATAATATGAATATAAATAATTACTTCAATACTACAATTTGGTCAGAACAAAAACCAGAGTTTATAAAATCTTTAACTAAAGCATCTAATAAATATATTAAAGCTGCTAGAAATTTTCCAGAAGCTAAAGCACATATAAAAAAGTTTGGTGACTTTGGGAGAAGTTATCATTCAACACCTCTTACAGCTGATAATAATTTTAGAGACTTTAGAGATTACATCGGTCAAAAATCTTGGGAATATTTAGATCACCAAGGTTATGATATGTCAGAATACACTACTATGTTTAGTGAGTTGTGGGTACAAGAATTTGCTAAAAAAGGAGGTGGACATCATTCAGCACACATTCATTGGAATCAACACGTATCGGGATTCTATTTTTTAAAAGCAAGTGAAAAAACATCAATGCCAATATTTCACGAGCCACGTACTGGAGCAAGATCAACTAAATTAAAAATGAAAACTAATATAAAGGAAATTCTTAATGGAAATGAACTAATTCATTTTAGACCTCAACCAGGAACATTAATTATATTTCCAGGTTATTTAGAACATGAGTTTTCAATAGATTTTGGAATAGAGCCTTTTAGATTTATACATTGGAATATTCAAGCAGTACCAAAAGAAATGGCTAAAGATGTCGTTTAAAAAAAATAAATATGTAGTTATAAAACAAGCAGTCGATAAAGATCTAGCTTTGTTCTTGTACAACTATTTTCATATGAAGAGACAGGTATTAGATACCTGTCTTAATGCAAGGTTTATATCTCCGTATGAAACATTACTAGGTAAGTACGAAGGAGCTGACAGTCAAATTCCACATACCTATTCAAACTATTCTGATATAGCGATGGAAACTTTAATGTTAAAATGTCAACCCATTATGGAAAAAACTACAGGATTAAAACTATACCCAGCTTATACCTATGCAAGGATTTATAAAAAAGGGGATATTCTTAAAAGACATAAAGATAGATTCAGTTGTGAAATATCTACCACTATGAATCTTGGTGGTGATGATTGGGCTATTTATTTAGAACCTTCTGGAAAAGAAGGTATGAAAGGTGTTAAAGTAAATTTAAAACCAGGTGACATGTTAGTATATTCTGGTTGTGAACTAGAGCATTGGAGAGAAAAGTTTAAAGGCAAAGACTGTGCTCAAGTATTTCTTCATTATAACAATAGAAAAACTCAAGGATCTAAAGATAATATGTTTGACAAACGTCCACACTTAGGTCTTCCCTCTTGGTTTAAAAAATGATATATCCTTATGATGAAGGCAGTAATCCACCATACCTACTGCCTTCTTTATAAGGATTAACGTATGTTACAAAAATTAGGATTTTTACCAGGATTTAATAAACAAGTTACAGATACCGGAGCCGAGTCGCAATGGACCGGCGGCACGAATGTACGTTTTAGATACGGTACTCCAGAAAAAATAGGTGGTTGGAGTCAGCTAGGTGAGAGTAAACTAACAGGTGCTGCTAGGAGTTTACATCACATGGTAAATAAACAAGGTATTAAATATGCTGTTATTGGAACAAATAGAATATTATATGCTTATTCAGGAGATGTGTATTATGATATTCACCCTTTAGTTAATCCATTAGGCACAGCTATTACAAGTGCATTTAGCACGACTAATGGTCAACCAATAGTTACTATTTCATTTGGTGGTGCTCATACTTTTGAAGCGGGAGATATTATTTTATTTGGAGATGCGTCTACTTTTAGTGCAATCACTAATTCTAATTTTACTTCAACAGATTTTGCTGATAAAAAATTTATGGTAACAAGTGTGCCATCCTCAACAACTATAACTATTACAATG